AGGAGAGATAGATGAAAAGATTTGGGCTAGGGATTATACTCCTGTTATTCCTGATGAGTTGCAGTCAACTCGAAAAGAAGATTGATAAGTTTTACTGGGATCCAGTCAAAGGTGTTTTTAGAATAACCTATGGCGTCGTTAAGTGAAACTATGGCATATCTTGCTGGTTTACTTGATGGTGAAGGTTGCATCACTTACAAGCAACGGTCCCAACATCGTAAAGGAAAGCCCCGTGCCTACAAGTACTGGAACATACGAATTGAAATAAATATGATTGATAGAAAAACGATAGCCTTTTGTATGAGAACATTTAAGTGTGGTTGTTTGGATTATAGACCCCCTTATCCTCATCAAAACTATGGACAATACCGTTGGAGATGTAGTCATAGAGATGCTTACGGTGTAGCAAAAGCTATTGTGCCCTATGCCATTACGAAGAGAGATAAATTACAACAGATCATAGACCATTATGAAAACAATACCAGACCTCATTAGCGATATAAAAAGACTTTGGAAGAAAACTAAAGATCCGTGGTTTGCGTTTCTTGAACACTGGTCCAGTAAAATAAACGTGTATGCCTGGGGTAAGAGATGGCGAAACAGGAAACACGGAACAGGGTATAGTGATGAGATTTAAATATAAAGTTAGAGAGATTAGTAAGGATGATATGTTTGTTGAAGATATTGTTGATCTTGGAGAAGCTGAGATTATGGAAGCCATGTCGTTTAAAAAATTAAGAGCTAAACTAGACCATAAGAAAAAATACTTTGTCGAATATAAAAATAAAAAGAATAATTTTGTATCGACTATAACAACTGGAAAGGAACCAAAATGATAAAAAAGATGATAGTAAGACTTAGAATGTGGTACGCGGATGTACGCGGCCATCACGGTAAACGTTGGGACTATGAACCTGGCGACTGGTACATGGGAAGACATAAAACTAGAACATCAGGACCAGGTAAAGATATACCTACTAAATCGGGGCCGCCTAGATGATAAAGAAGGTCGATCGATACAGCTACGCCCACGGAACACGGTACATGGATAACGGCTCACGGAACTATGATATCGCTGGATACAGATTACCATCCGTTACAACTATTCTTGGTAAGACACACCCACCGGAAAAAGCAAAGAAGTTAGCTGAGTGGAGAGCTAGGAAAGGTGACAAGGAAGCAGACAAGATTATGAATATGTCTAGTGTCAGAGGTACGTCAATGCATAGATACTTAGAATACTATCTAGAAGGCAAAGGCTACGAGGACATGACTGAGTTTGGACAGCAGGCAAAAAGTATGGCTAGGAAGGTCATAGACGTTGGTATGGCGCCAGTGGACGAATATTATGGCTCCGAGGTCACGTTATACTATCCAGGCCTCTATGCGGGCGCTACAGACTTAGTTTGCCGACACAACAACAAAGAGACAATCGTTGACTTTAAACAATCAAACAGACCGAAGAGAGAAGAATGGATTGGAGACTACAAGCTGCAAGCTGGTGCATATGCCATGGCGCATGACCATGTTTATGGCTCTAACATTGAACAATGTGTAATAATGATATGTACTCCTGACCTATATTATCAAGAATTCAAGATTGACGGGCTTAATTTACGTAAAGCAAAACACGATTTTTTAAAAAGACTCGATGAGTATTACGAGCAAGATGAAAAGGAGGTTAATCTGTATGGCGCATAAAATAATATACGATGCTCTTATAAAAAAATACACTGCAGACATTGCTGATGCTAGCACCAAGATAACTATCTTGATGACAAACACTAGGATCATACCAGAGCACATAGATGTTACAGGTGAGATTGACAAGCTGCTAGGTAAGATTGAAGAAGCAGAGTCAAGAATGGCAATATTGCAGCGAGTTTATGGCGAAAATGAGGCAATTAATTAGACACTATAGTAAATTCTATAGGATTTTTAATTTGAAAAATTTTTTAAAACTTAAAACGTCCAGTATAAAACGTCCAAATGGTTAAAAAAGTCAATAAATACGTCAAGTTAATCGCTCGTAGAGGACGTTTTAGGGTTTTGTAAAAGCAAAAAACCCTATAAAAATTACTATATGGTGGACGTTGGTGGACGTTTTAGGGTACAAAAGGACGTTTTATGAGACGGAAAAAGAGATATAAACATGCTGTTATCAACAAGAAGAAGTATTACTTCTATAAAATTGTTTGGTTAGATCCGTGCGGGGACGCGGGGCACGCAGAGATAGAAGAGATGAAAAAATTAAAACCTGCCACAATGATTTCTCAGGCATACATCTTTGCTAAAGATAAAAAACATGTTTGGACTTTTGCTTCGTATGACTCAGAGCAAGCTGTGTTCTCAGATCGTAACTGTTTCCCTAGATCTATTATAGTTAAGATGGAGAGAATTATTTCGTGATTGCTTTTGGTTTGGGTGTAACGTTCTTTACTACTTTCTCCCAGTCTTTTTCTATTTGTGCTAGCTCGTCATCTATTTGAGACTCTGTCATTTCCTCTAGCTTACCTGTTTTGATTATCTTTCTTTCTATGTAAAGACCAGCTGCTTTACCTCTAGCTATTTCCATATTACCAGCGGTAGAGAAAGAGTTTTTAGATAGTGCTCTTTCTTTGATTCTGTCTAGTTCTGCTAGGTGTCCTTCGTAAGTGACAGCATGTTTTGATAATCTTTCTTCTCTAAGTTCTGATGCGTATTGTACAGCCAAAGGGTTTTGTCTTGGATTAGTCAATTCATATCCCTCTTGTCTAGCCCTCTTTTCACTGTATCCAGCCAGAGCTGCTGCCTCTGTTTTAGTCACAGGTCCATTGGGTCCGCCGAATACAAGGTATTCGCAGAATTTCTTTTGCATTTCTGTCAATCGCTTTGGAAGTCCCATATTGACAATTTAAGGTTACTCTCCTATAATGTCAAGTAAATGGTGACATCAAATAAAGATGCGGCAAAGATCTGGAAAATGATAGAGGACGTTAGAAGTTCTGACAATACACCGGGTAGAGGCCCAAACGATTTAGAAGAGAGAATAGAAGACTTGATGAAAGTCAATCTATCCCATCACAATCTAAATGCTGATTTAAGAAAAGAAGTTAGATACCAAACAGATCAGGCTAAATTCTATAAACTAAAAGCAGAACAGTTGGAGAAGGAAAACAAAGAGCTTAGGAGAATGGGTGCTAACTTTATTGACGAGCATAGAAACAAAGGTGATATGTAGTGTTTGTAAAACATCTACAACAATATTTGGATAGGTTTACTCAGGGTGAAAATGGCAGACAAGGCAACGCTGTTAGTAATGCCAGAGTGTATATGCAAGTCGGTGGACACCTCGAAGAGATCAAAAGAATAGAAGTTCAAGAGAGTAATATCATTGGTGACATGTCAATTAGAGTGGTGTTGAAACCTCAAAGAGAGCGTCTCATAATAGCTCCAAATAACCCAGATTAGAATGCAGTTGTAACCTCGAAAATGTACCCGGTCAGAGAGGCGGATTTATATCAAAAAGTAAGAAAGAAAACTCCCGATATTATTTGGAATAGGATTGAAAACATTAGCGTTCCTGGTATGCCAGATGCGTTGGCTTATAACAAAAATCATTATTTCTTTACGGTCGAATTTAAGGCTACTAAAGGTTACAAATTAAGATTTAGACCACACCAAATTGCATGGCATTTACAGCACCCTAAACATACTTTCATACTTGCAAAGAGCCACGGTCAGAGGTCCGTAAAACTTTTTCAAGGGTCACAGATCCGGGAGCTTGTTGCTTGTGGCTTGACGCTTGATGCTTGTGCCTCGGGGCTTGACGCTTGCTGCTTGTTCCTTTCGGAGCTTGGCGCTTGAAGCTTGACGCTTGGCGCTTTGGAGTCCAGACACGTCCACAGAAAAATTATTCGCGACCCAGGTTTTCTTAGTGCTTCCCATAGCTAACGTTTTTAATGGCAGGGTCCCAGCATGCGCGACAGTCCTTGCATTCGTTTTCTTGCAATGGTGCGGGACACGTGGGCCCAGAAGTCACAACCGTTGAAGTGTTGGGCCATGTATCAGGGGCCGGCATGTCTACCATCGGAGCCGAGAACCGAATGACCAGGTTACCCGGTTTTAATTTGAGGAAGGTTTTCACCCAGGCCTCTCGGGTCGGCATCCAATGTTTAACGTTAGGCGTTAACTTACAAACCGCGAATATTTTAAATAAATGTTCTTTGTCTTGCACATCTCCCGAATCGTGCCACCTGAAATAATTAGATCTTTTGGACCTGATGGCCTCAACCATCGCTGGGATCCATGAAGCTTTTTTGATGGACCGGAGGCGCCTGTATTGTGCTTGCTGTACAACTTTAAAAACATAGCAGCCCTTTAATGCATAGCAGCCCTCACAAACTGAGTTCTTAACTTTTACAAGCTTGCTGCCTGTCTTGCATTCTTTTGCAGGTAGACCGTAGGCCCAGCCAGGCATCTTGCTGGGCTTGCTCAGTCCCCCGATTATTTTTAATGCTCGTTTACTTTTCATAATTCTTTATACCTTCCAATTGTGTCCAGCTTGTGGCTTGGCGCTTTCGTCGTACAGCTCTAGCCGCACGGGGAACCTGCGCCGAGTCACTTGTTGCTTGGTCAAACGCAGTAATACCAATTGCGCTTGCACTTGACCCCAGATCCCTGCCGTACGAGTTTCGCCTCTCGCAGGTTTATAGCAGAGATCAGGGCTCAAGCTTGGTCAAGTCAGTGATCCACTGATGATAACTTGACCCCAGGTCCTTACAACGTGCTTACTGTTTCGCCTAGGACTTAGTAAGGACCAGGGGTCAGTTATTATCATGGCTCATGACCCAGGAGCCGGCGTCAAGTGTTAAGCATCGGACTAGTATGTGCTCACTTGACATAATTAATATATACACTTGACAATCATTTGTCAATAGGATAATGTAGGATTATTAACGGAAGGATAAACAATGTCAAAAGCAATGACAAAATATCAACTGGAACATTTTAAGTCTAAGGTAAGACGGAACTTTGAACCATTGATAAAAGAACAAGAACTGTTGGTTAAACAGTACAGGACTGAAGCAACTGAAAAGATAGTCGGCAAGCTAGCTAAGAAAATGGGCGCTGATAAAATCTTGAATGACTTTAGGAAGGCCGAAGCTCAACTGAGTAAGGCAAGAGACAAAGCCCGAACCTTCTTTAAAAAGAGGGCCGACAAGGATAAAAAAGAAATAAATAATTATCGCTTTGACCGAGACGAAAAGCTGTCTCTTGATGATTGCGAAGAACAATTAAAAGATTGGGCGCGTGAACTTGTTGACGCTGAAATAAGAAGAAGGCCTGAAGGTAAGAAGCTCAAACAGCTTGAGGATTTACAGCGAAGGTCAATCGATACAGTTATGGAAGCTGGAACACCTGAGGATTTATTGAAGGCGCTTGATACTGAAACTAAGAAAATTGGTATCGCTTGGGTTGTACCAACTCACAATATAAAACAAATCACTAACTAAATAAAAAGAGCCCAGCGCCTCACGGCGCTGGGCTCAATCTTTTTTAATCTAACAGTGTCATATATGCTTTAGGATTTAATCTAGAAAACTTATCCAAAGCCTTTTGCATTTTTTCATACTCTTGCATTTCTTCTGCTTGCTTGACCGTGTCGTGCAACATAGCTTCTTCTCTTGTTAGCATTTCAGATTTACCTGAGTATGGGTTAGTCCTTTTAATTATTCTATTCATCTAGTTTATACCTCCCTCATATTTTATTTTAGCCTTGCCTACCGCCATGCGCCATGCATCTTGGTCCAAGTCCCAATATATTAAACATGGGTTGCCTTTAGATGAAACAAAAGACTTGCCTTTTGTTCCGTCAGGTTTATCAAACCAACCTTTACGAGTGATAAACTTTTGATGCTTCCTAGCGTAATAAGTTATATAGAAATTATCTTTTGTCATTTTCTAATTCCTCTATTCTTTTTTCTAGTTTCAAAAGTCTTACGGCCAATAAGTTTAAATTATTTGTATTGACCTCTACTACTTTGCCTAACTTGTTTAGATTGTCGGCATCTTGAACCAAGTTATCGACCAATCTTTTCATTACATTAGTTTCCATTTTTATCCTTTTGTTAATCCTATTTTATCATTTAATTAATTTGATTACAATAAACTCTGTGTCCATAATGGGTCGGCGCCCTTCGGGCGCCGTGAACACTATATCTTGTGTCAAGGAACTATGTGTTCAAAATGGGTCGCGCCTTGGAACTAGGTGTCCATTTTGGGTCGGCCCCCCTGCGGGGGGCCGTTTACCTTTTGTTCTAACTAAGTGTCCATTTTGGGTTTTCTTGCGCACAAAACCAGAACGCCCGGTGAACGAAACAGGGCCGCCCTGCGGGCGGCCCAGGGGTCCCAAACAAATTCCAAAAATCAATTATTAGTTGTACCCCACCCACCCTAATTACAAAAAGGGGTCCCACTACTACAGGTTGTAGTGCTGGATTTATAAAGTTATTCATGCTAAAAACTTTTTGGTGCCATGCTAACAAACGAACAGATAAAAAAATTACCTGCAGACGTAAGACGTCGATACAAAGCTTTAAAAGTTAAAAAGAGAAGAGCTTCAATAAAAGATAATGCCAACGAAAACTTTCTAGCATTCGTAAAAACCATGTGGCCAGACTTTGTACAGGGGTCCCACCACCGACATATTTCTGACAAGTTCGACAAGCTGGCACGAGGCGAAATCACAAGATTAATTGTAAACATGCCACCTAGGCATACAAAATCTGAATTTGCATCTTATCTTTTGCCAGCGTGGATGGTGGGCCGTGATCCAAAACTCAAGATCATCCAAGCAACCCACACGGCAGAACTAGCATTTAGATTTGGTCGTAAAACAAAAAACTTAATCGATACAGAAGAATATCAAAAAATTTTTAAAACAACTTTACAAGAAGATTCAAAAGCAGCAGGACGTTGGGAAACTTCGGCAGGAGGAGAATACTTCGCGGCTGGTGTAGGAGGAGCTATCACAGGACGAGGCGCTGATCTATTGATTATCGACGATCCGCACTCAGAACAAGACGCCATGTCTAGAACAGCTTTAGATTCCGCTTACGAATGGTATACATCAGGACCAAGACAACGTTTACAGCCTGGTGGTAAAATAGTTTTAGTCATGACGAGATGGTCTACTCGAGATCTCACAGGAAGATTAATTAATAATCAAAAAGAACCAAAGTCTGATCAATGGCACGTGGTCGAGTTTCCAGCGATCATGGACCACGAACCAGTGTGGCCACAGTATTGGACTATAGAAGAATTAGAAAAGGTACAAGCCTCTCTGCCCGCAGGTAAATGGAATGCACAGTGGATGCAGAATCCTGTAGCAGAGCAAGGGGCTCTAATTAAACGTGATTGGTGGAACATGTATCAAGGCAAAGAGGTCCCACAACTAAGCTACGTTTTACAATCTTACGATACCGCCTTCTCCAAAAAAGAGACCGCCGACTTTTCAGCTATAACCACCTGGGGTTTATTCTATCCCTACGAAGACTCATTACCCAATATTATCTTATTAGACGCCGTAAAAGATAGATTTGACTTTCCAGAACTTAGAAGGCAGGCTCTACAGCAGTATCATCACTGGAAACCTGATATGGTTGTGATTGAGGCAAAGGCATCTGGACAGCCTTTAATCGACGAGTTTAGGAAATTATACATACCTGTTTTCGCCTTTACTCCGTCCAAAGGAAATGATAAACATTCTAGAGTAAACAGCGTGGCTCCTCTTTTTGAGTCAGGGATAGTTTGGGCACCCGATAGAGACTTTGCTGAGGAGGTCGTTGAACAATGCGCCGCGTTTCCTTATGGGGATCACGACGACCTTGTGGACTGTACAACACAGGCTTTACTAAGATTTAGGCAGAGTGGTTTATTACAACACCCTGAAGATTACATAGAGGAGACAACAGCAACTAGGCCCAGAACTTATTATTGATTATGCCAAGTTTATTTAAAGAAATATTTCAATTAGCATTTAGAAGATTCGTAAAAGACAGAGGTAGATTTCCAACACCAGCAGAAAGAGATGTGCTCCAAGATATAGCCCAGAAAGAAGCTAGAAAACAAGCCGAGATGATAGATCCTGTTTTCAAGGGTGTAGACAAGATGGACCCTGATAAACCTTTTAGAGGTTTCAAACCAAAGGTGGTGCCGAAAGCTGAAACAGAAGCAGAGATGCTAGCTAGAATGAAAAAACAAAACAAAGAAGCCGCTGAAAGACTTAGAAAGAAAAAACAAGAGAGAGAAGATTTTGATGATGGTGGTGATGTGGGTATCATGACAGTTGCTGACAAAAAACCTGAAACTAAATTTGATGCTAATTTTTATAAAGATTCAATAAGAGATTCTATTGAACTTTATAGTAAAGAAGGAATGACAAAAAGAATGGGTCCATTTAATTTTGGTTATTTGTTGAATAGTTTAAATCAATTTATAGAAAAAGGAGGGGACGAGGAGACAGCAAAACAATTACAAACAGAAATTCAAGACTTTATTAATTTTCATGCAGAAACTTTTCAAGCATTACCTGAAGACGAACGAAAAGAATTTGAAGAAAAAATAAAAACAGATTATGAAAGACAGAAAAATATAATTCCTGGATTAGATTTTGCTCCTGTTCCTACTTTTGACGCTAAAGATGGTGGTCGAATAGGTTTTAGTGGTGGTGGCGGTGCAGGTTTACCTGCTGCTACAGGTGGAGGTGATGTTTTTATAGGTCCAACTTTACCTGAAGAAGAAGAGGAAGTTATCATACCACAACCTGAAGAGGAGGATGAAAAACAAACAGATCCAATGGCATACATGTTGAACCAAGGTTTCCAACCTATTTTTCCAATGCCACAAATGCGAAAAGTTCCAACAGAGGGTGGTGTTGGAGAGTTACGAGAATTTTTAAAAAGTCGAGGAGCACGAGAGTTAGGTGTTGGGTATAACTTTCCTACAAAAGGAGGTGGCATACTTGGTGTAGGTGTAGCCCCGTCAGGAAATGTAGGCGCTACCTTCTTACAAAGATTTGAAGAAGGTGGTCCGGTTGATCCAGACAGAAGAACGTTTGTAAAAATTTTAGGAGGACTTGCATCTATTCCTATTCTTGGAAAATTTGTGGCACCTTTCAAACAAGCAGCACCCGTGGTAGCTGAGACAGCCAAAGAAGTTCCAGCTTATTTTTTTAAACTTGTAGATAAAATTAGAAGACTAGGTGATGATGCACCAGGACTTACAGACATAGAAAGAACAACAGGTAAAAAATATAAAAATTACGAAATGGTAGAAGATCAAACTACTGGAGATATTATTATTAAAAAACAAAAAGAGGGCGGTGCCATGTATGGTGATGAGTTTGAAACAGGTATTGTCCAAGAGGAAGTGTTGGCTTATAGAACACCGAAGAATACTCCAGAAGGTAGACTATCAGCAGACTACGAAGAGATTACAGTAAGACCAGATGTTGAAGGTAAGATGAAAGATATCGAAGATGGTTTAGATTCTATGGATGAAATTCTAGAAGAAGTTGGAGAAGCTCAACTTAAAAAAGCAGGTGGTGGGCTAGCATATATGCTAGGAGAATAATGAAAATAAAACATTACAACGATGCAATCGATTGGCTCACTCGCCCTAAATTTAACGGCGGCGGCTCTGTAAAAAACAAAGAAGTCCTACCTAAAAGAAAACCAGAAGAAGAACTTAAGAAAAGAAAAAAGAAAAGATTTGAAAAACTTAAAGAGTATTTAGAAAACCCAGAAGAGGTAGAAGAAATGTTGGAGCTACAAGAGGGTGGTCGAATTGGTTTAAAATTTGGTGGTAAACCTTTAACTACCGAACAAAAACAAGCTATTGTGGATGCTTACAATAATTTTAAAAAACAAAAAAAATTTTTACCAAATTTAACTGACGTAGTAGAAAGTTTACCCAAAGCAAAACATAATAATTTATATAGAGTTAAACAGGTTTTAAATGAGAAAAAATTAAAATATTCTTCTGCAATAAATCCTGAGAAAAGAAAAGCGGCGGATAAAGTTAGAGTTGAAGCTCAAAAAGAAAAAGCTGATCCATTTAAAAATAACAAAGCACAGGAAAATAAATTTATAAAAGATGTAGAAAAACGTTATGAGTTTCCAAAACTTAGCACTGCTGCTAAAGAAGCAGGGGTTTTAAGTAATCCGGAACTAGCTAAAAAGTATGGTGTAAGTGAAAGAAAAGTAGATAGACTTGTTGAAAAATACGCAAAAGATTTAAGCTACCCTAAACAAACTCTAGAGGGCGAGGCTAAGAAAAAATCTGAACAAAAAATTAGAAGAGATAAATTAATTAAAGAAGTTTCAGATAAAAAAGTAGAGAGTAAAATAAGAGACATAAAAAAAGGTGAGAAAGGAATAGATCTAGCTCACAAAGCAAGTTTAAGACAATTTAAAGATTTGGGTCTTGAATATTACGTAGATAATTTAGGATTTGATAAGAGTAAAGTTAATCAAGAATTAATAATTCCTACCGAACAAAAAATGGAGAGTCTTCACAAACAAAGAATGAAGATTTTAAAAAAAGCAAAACCAAATGAGGTGCCTAAAAATATTCAAGAACAATTAGAAAAAATAAATTTAAAAATGTCTAAATTATCTTTGCAGTCAGATGGTGCTCTTCAGGCAGTTTTAGTAGATGAAAAAACATTGAAACCTTTTGTTTTTAATAAAGATTACGCTGGCACGATTGGTCAAGGTTTAATTGATAAACCTGTTTCAGAAATGACCGGAGCTGATTTAGATTTAATTAAAGCACAAAAATCCACTCAAATAAAAAATATTAAAAACGTGGCACCACAACTAAATGCCAAGCTTCCAATAATATCTACCATGTACGATGTAGCGTCAGCCATTAAAGATGATGTAGGAAAAGCAAAATACTTATCAGCTGGTTTTAAAGCTTTAGGTTTAGCCGTCACCCCTTATATTGCTTATACAACTTATCAAGATATTATGGCAGGTAAAAATTTAGTCGAAGCATTAGAGTCAAATATAATTGGAACAAATTTTGTAAAAGGCACAAGAGATCGTTTAGCCATGTCTCCGGAAGAGAGACAAGCTGAAGTAATGTTATTAAATACAGACATGCCCACAGGTTTTGGTTTTATTGAAGCACCACCTGTAGAAGATATGTCTTTAGAAGAAGCAAAACAAAAACTTGAAGCGGCTCAACAAAGAGTTGCAAAAGAAAGAGCTGAAGATGAAGCTGGTGTTGCAGCCATAAGAAGACAAGCTCTTGATAAAGTAATTGATACTGCCACTGGTAACAGAACAACAGCTATGAAATTAGCCGGTGGTGGACTATTAAAGCAAGCAGGTAAACGATCTGGGCCACCCCCTGAAAAGGGACCAGGAGGCTTGGCTTCGTTAGAAGACTATGCTAGAACAATGATGGAGTAATAAATGGCAGATATAGAAAAAGGACTCCCGACTGAAGTACGTACTGAGATTAAAGTCCCAGGCGAGGATATTGAAGTCAAAGAGGAGATTCAAGAAAAAGGACCAATAGAAGTTACACCCGAAGAAGATGGCGGTGCAACGATTGATTTTGAACCAGGTTCAATAAACATACCTGGCACAGAATCTCATTTTGACAATTTAGCAGATCTCTTACCTGATGATGTTTTAGGACCACTCGGTAGTGAACTAAAAGCAGATTACATGGACTACAAGATGTCCAGAAAAGATTGGGAGAAAAGTTATACAGATGGTCTTGACTTATTAGGTTTCAAATATGAAAATAGAACGGAACCGTTTCAAGGAGCTTCTGGTGCAACGCACCCTGTGTTGGCAGAAGCTGTTACACAGTTTCAAGCCACAGCATACAAAGAGTTATTACCAAGTGACGGTCCAGTAAGAACACAAGTTTTAGGAGATGCAACTCCACCAAAACAACAACAAGCTCAACGTGTAAAAGATTTCATGAATTATCAAATTATGGATCAGATGAAAGAGTATGAGCCAGAGTTTGATTCTATGTTGTTTCACTTACCTCTCGCAGGTTCTACATTTAAAAAAGTTTACTACGATGATTTATTAGGCAGAGCAGTTTCTAAATTTATTCCTGCTGATGATTTAATTGTACCTTACACAGCAAACAGTTTAGAAGAAGCAGAGTCTATTATTCATGTTATAAAAATATCTGAAAACGATTTAAGAAAACAACAAGTTGGTGGTTTTTATTCTGATATAGATTTACCAAAACCAGCTATCACAGTTAACGACGAAGTTTCTAAAAAAGAAAAAGAATTAGAAGGCACTAAAAAATCTGGAAAACAACAAACGATGTATACTCTTTTAGAGTGTCACGTAGATCTAGATTTAGAAGGCTTCGAAGATATTGGTGCGGACGGGGAACCGACTGGCATCAAGCTACCTTACATCGTAACAGTCGAGGAAGGTAGTCAAACAGTTCTTTCGATAAGAAGGAACTACGCGCCCAATGACCCAAGAAAACAAAGAGTCCAATACTTTGTCCACTTCAAATTTCTGCCAGGACTAGGATTCTATGGTTTTGGGTTAATACATATGATTGGCGGATTGAGTAGAACTGCAACAGTTGCTCTCCGCCAATTATTAGATGCAGGGACATTATCTAATCTACCTGCAGGATTTAAACAAAGAGGTGTAAGAGTTAGAGACGAAGCATCTCCAATACAACCAGGTGAGTTTAAAGATGTGGATGCACCGGGTGGTAATTTAAAAGAAGCTTTTTATGCTTTACCATATAAAGAACCATCAGCAACTTTATTACAACTTATGGGTATTGTTGTACAAGCAGGTCAAAGATTTGCTGCAATATCAGAATTACAAATTGGTGAAGGATCTCAAAATGCGGCTGTAGGAACGACGATGGCTCTTCTTGAAAGAGGATCTAAAGTTATGTCAGCGATACACAAAAGATTATACAACTCGATGAGAGATGAATTTAAATTGTTATCTAAAATTATTGCAACATACTTACCACCAAGTTATCCGTACGATGTTGTGGGTGGTGCAAGATTAATTAAACAAGTAGACTTTGATGACAGAGTAGATATTTTACCTGTTGCAGATCCAAACATTTTTTCTATGTCACAAAGAGTGACACTAGCACAAACACAATTACAGCTAGCTACATCAAATCCACAAGTACATAACTTGTATAATGCATACAGAAGTATGTACGAAGCGATTGGTACAAAAGACATAGATAAAATTTTACCACCACCGATGCCAGTTGCACCGATGGACCCAAGTAGAGAGCACATTATGGCTTTAGCACTAAAACCATTTCAAGCTTTTCCTGGTCAAGATCATAGAGCACACATCACAGCACATTTAAATTTTATGTCTACCAACATTGTTAGAAATAATCCTGCTGTTATGGCTTCAATACAAAAAAATATTTTAGAACACATAAGTTTGATGGCGCAAGAACAAGTAGAATTAGAGTTTAGAGAACAACTTTTACAAGTTCCAATGCTGCAACAACAAGCACCTATCAATCCACAAGTGGCACAACAGCTTCAACTAATAACACAACAAGTAGAAGCTAGAAAAGCTGTGCTAATTGCAGAGATGACTAATGAATTTATGATGGAAGAAAAGAAAATTACATCACAATTTGACTCTGATCCACTTCTAAAACTAAAAGCAAGAGAAGTTGATTTACGTGCAATGGAAAATGAACGTAAAAAAGACTCTGACAAGGCTCAACAAGACATTGCAAGAGCAAGATTAATGCAACAAGGTGAGATTGCAGAGGATAAAATGGAGCAAAACGAAAAATTAGCGAAGTTAAGAGCTGGAGTTAGCCTTGCAAAGGCTGATAAACCAGGTATAACTGCTATTGAGGTAGAAGAATAATGCCACTGAACGAAAAAGGCCGTAAAATTATGAAATCCATGAAGGAACAATACGGTAAAAAGCGTGGCGAAACAGTTTTTTACGCTTCTAAGAACAAAGGTGTTATAAAAGGCGTAGAAAAAAAGAAAAAAAGGAGCAAAAATGCAAAAACTAGATAAAATTAAGACTGGTACAGTTCCAGAACAGCAAGTTGAGGTAGATCCTAGATCTAAAACGACTGCTGACCAGGCTTTTAACTATATTGGTACAGGAAAACCTGAGTTAGAAGTACAAGGTCAAGGTGCTGTAAGACCAGACAAGAGAAGAAAATCAAAGGCGTACTAATGGCTTGGTTCAGTTTAGCAAAAATCGCTATGCAAGCTGGCGCAAAGATATATTCTAATCGTCAGAAAACAAAAATGGCGATGTCGGACGCACAATTAATGCATGCAGAGCGAATGGCTCGAGGCGAAGAAGCTTACCAAGGCAAATTGTTAGAAGCTAGACAATCTGATTGGAAAGACGAATTTGTATTGATAATTTTGTCGGCGCCGATTATAGTGTTAGCTTGGGCAGTTCTAAGTGACGACCCAGCAGCGATGGAGAAGGTGAAGTTATTCTTCGAGTACTTCTCAACATTACCGTCATGGTTTACAAACCTGTGGATCCTTGTCGTGGCGAGTATTTTTGGTATTAAGGGAACACAGATATTTCGTAATGGAGGCAAAAAGTAATGGTAAACAGATTGTACAACAAACAGGTATCTCCAAAAGGATACATGAAAGGCGGAAGAATTAAGAAAATGGGTGGCGGTTCGCTAAAACCTGTTGATCCTAAAACGCAAAAGGGTCTATCTAAACTTCCAAAAAAAGTTAGAAACAAAATGGGCTACATGAAAAAAGGTGGTAAGGTCTAATGGTGTTAGGAGTAGGAAAAGCGTTAAAAGGATTTGGTAAAGCTCTATCTAAGAAAAAAACAAAAACTGAGCCAGCAACTAAAGAATTTTTTGACACAGTTCCACCTCATAAAGACCCACGTATGACTGGTCCTAAATATAAAAAATATTTAGAAGGTTTAAGAAAATCAACGGAGAAGAAAAAATAATGGCTGGTCCAGGTTTATACGCAAACATACACGCTAAAAGAAAGCGTGGTGGTAAGATGAGAAAAAAAGGTGCAAAGGGTGCACCAACAGCAGCTAACTTTAGAAGAGCTGCACAAACAGCGAGGAAAAGATAATGACAAAACTTTGTCCTAGAGGAAAAGCAGCAGCAAAAAGAAAATTCAAAGTATATCCCAGTGCATATGCTAACGCCTACGCATCTAAAATATGTGCGGGTAAAATAAAAGATCCGTCTGGTGTAAAAAGAAAAGACTTCAGAGGACCTAAACCATCTAAAGCTATGGGTGGTAGAATCCGTGCAGCAGGTGGCGGTTTGATGGCTGCAACTGAAAGATTAAGAAGACAAGGATATGGAAAAGGTGGTGGTGTCTGCATAAGAGGAATGAATAGAGACGCCGTCGGAAAAAATTCGTAATACAATGGCTGGATTAAAAACATGGTTCGATCAAAAATGGGTAGATATTGGGAGCAAGCGAAAAGATGGCTCCTTTGCAAAATGTGGCCGTTCAAAACAGAAGAAGGACGCGAAGAGAAAGTATCCAAAATGCGTGCCCCTAGCGAAAGCGAGAAGAATGACAGAGGGGCAGAGGAAATCTGCCGTTGCCAGGAAACGGGCAGCTGCCAATGTGGGACCTAAACCTACAAACGTAAAAACATTCGCAAAAAGAAAAAGAGCAGCTAGAGGTGGTAGAATGTCACCAAGCAGTAACAAACCAAATCCAAAAATGAATTCAATGATGAAACAAGCTCAAAGAGATTATACGGGTAGTTTTGTTTCAGGAAGTTTAGGTGGTGTTGATGTAGGAAATAAATCTTACAAAAAATTTTATTCTAATCCAGGCTATAGAATGCCTAAAATAATATGAGAAACGATTTTCAAATGAGAGAAAGATTTGCTAAGGGGACAATGCCCCCTAGAAACAAAAAGAACTTTAGACCTACAAAGTCTGGAGCAGGCATGACTCAAGCCGGTGTCAAAGCCTACAGAAGATTAAATCCCGGCTCTAAACTAAAAACAGCGGTGACTGGAAAAGTGAAGCCAGGATCAAAAGCTGCCAAACGTAGAAAATCATTCTGCGCAAGATTCTAAGCTACACAAGAAACAATCTAAGATTATCAAGAAGCATATTAAGGAGATGAAACGTGGCAGATCCTAAAGTAGGCACTGGTAAAAAACCAAAAGGCTCTGGGAGGAGATTATATACTGATGAAAATCCTAGAGATACTGTATCGATCAAGTTTGCGACCCCTTCAGATGCTAGGGCAACTGTGGCAAAAGTTAAACGAATCAGCAAGCCCTTTGCGAGAAAAATACAAATCCTTACCGTCGGTGAGCAAAGAGCGAAAGTTATGGGTAAGAGACAGGTGGCTAGCATATTTAAAAGAGGTAAAGATGCGATCAGAAAAAACAAGAAAGTTTAATGGTAGAACTTATAGAGTCTCTAATTTAAAAGAAGGACCTTATAAGAAAAAACTTGTTAAACAACTCATGTCCGCAAGAAGGGACGTGGGTACAGCGTTGAGGGAAAAGAATAAAAAGAAAGAACGAAGTGCAAGAGACCGTGTACACAAATTTAAAAAGAAATTAGGAGAAAGGTAATGCAACTAGAAACGACGATAAATAGATTGATTAGATATTTAAACAGACGAATAGAAGAATTGTCTACAGCTGTAACGTCCGGTGGTATTGACAGCATGACAAAATATAACTATATAATAGGACAGATAACAGCCCTAGAGGCAACTAAACAGGAACTCTCTAACCTGCTAGAAGATAAGGAGCAACATGGAACAGTCATCGACATCAAAGATAAAGCTACCGAATAAAGAATTGGTAGGTGTAAAAAAGTCAAAAGAAATTTCAAAAGATTCTGAGAAACTACCACAACCAACTGGTTGGAGGATGTTAGTTTTACCTTTCAAAATGAAAGAGAAAACTAAAGGCGGGATAGTACTTGCTGAAACAACTCTAGAGAGACAACAAGTTGCATCACAATGTGGTTTAGTTTTAAGAATGGGTCCAGACTGCTACAAGGACAAGGATAGATATCCTGATGGTCCTTGGTGTAAAGAGGGACAATGGGTAATGTTTGCCCGTTATGCTGGCTCAAGAATAAAAATCGAAGGTGGGGAGATACGTCTGCTAAACGACGACGAAGTTTTAGCAACCATCAAGAATCCAGAGGATATCTTGCATGAATATTAACATAGAAGGAGTAAACTATGCCTAAAGACGAGAAAATGGTTGAACTAGATACATCCGGTGAAGGCGCTGAGATTAATCTAGAAGAACAAAAAGACGAGTCGGTAGTTGATACCGAAGCGCCGAAAGAAGAAACAGAAGCTCCGAAAGAAGAACCAATAGAAACGAAACAAGAAGAAGTAAAAGAAGAAACAAAAGAAGAGGTAAAAGAAGACGAGAAGTTAGAGGATTACAGTAAAGGCGTTCAAGCTAGAATTGCAAAACTCACACGTAAAATGCGTGAAGCTGAAAGACAAAGAGATGCAGCTACAGAGTATGCAAAAGCAGTTGAGGCAAAACGACAAGAAGTAGAAAAACGTTTTGTGAAGGCTGATGCTGATTACATTAAAAAATCTGAAACTAATATCTCAACTGGTTTAGAAGCGGCACAAAAAGAATTGTCTGCTGCTATTGAATCAGGTGATGCTAAAGGACAAGCAGATGCACAAAAGAGGATAGCTACTCTTGCTTTTGAAAATGCTAAAATACAGCAACAAAAGGAAGCTGCAGCAAATGCCCCTGCAAAACCATCTGAGGTTCAAATACCTCAACAACCGGTTACGCAGAGCGCACCAAACGATCCTATGGCAGAAGCTTGGGCATCAGAAAACCCATGGTTCGGACAAAACAGAGCCATGACATTCACAGCGTTCGAGATTCACAAAGATTTAGTAGATAAAGAAGGTTTCGATCCAAAGTCTAAGGACTATTATGAAGAAATAGACCGAAGAATGAGAATTGACTTTCCCAATAAATTTGGTAATACTGAGTCCAGAAAAACGACCGAGCCCGTTCAGACGGTCGCTTCAGCAAAAAGAAGCGTAAAACCAGGTCGCAAAACTGTGAAACTCACTTCATCACAGGTAGCAATAGCTAAAAAATTAGGAGTGCCACTTGAAGAGTACGCAAAACAATTAAAAAACACGGGAGGAGCGTAATATGGAAAAAGAAAACAAAACGTCTCGTGCGAACGACACACGGTCAAAATCTGAAAGGCCAAAAGTGTGGGTTCCACCTTCATCTCTAGATGCACCCCCTGCACCTGATGGATTCAGGTACAGATGGATAAGAGCAGAGAGCGTAGGTTTCCAAGATACTAAGAACATAACTGGACGATTAAGAGAAGGTTATGAACTTGTGAGATCAGAGGAAGTCGAAAATGCATCTGACTATCCAGTTGTCGAAGACGGCAAATACAAGGGAGTGATTGGGGTTGGAGGCCTTTTGCTTGCAAAGGTACCGATCGAGATCGCGAAGCAGAGACAAGAGTATATGACTAACCGTCATAGAGAACGAGACGATGCAGTAGAAAACGATCTTATGAAGGAGCAGGATAAGAGGATGCCAATCAATGTTGATAGACATTCTCGTGTAACCTTCGGTGGTACAAAGAAATAATTTTTTAGTTATTTCTCGGGTTAATCCCTATCATCGATTTAATATAAACCGTATTTGTTCGCTGAAGAGCAAATACACAAGGAGACAACTATGGCAAATAGAAACACACAAGGTTTTGGGCTTATACCTGCTGGTACGCTTGGACAAACTCCAGCGACTGCCGGATTAGGAAAGTACAAAATCGATGCTGGTTCTGCTACAACACTCTACAATGGTGGAGC